CTTTCCTGCTCACTAGTGCTGCAGCAACTACCGAGATAGACGGAGCAGTAGGTACGGTTAACGGCGGTTTCCCGTCAGCTTTAACCCTTACCGCTAATACTTGGTATCACGTATTTATAGTCTCTCAGGCTAATGGTGTTGCAACTAGATTCGGTTTTGATACCGACTTGACAGCATCAAACCTAAGAACAGACTGGGCTGCAACAGAAGGTCAGCCTTACACCCTGTATAAGAGAATAGGTTCTGTCCTCACAGATGGCTCAAGCGATATCCTTGGTTTCAGTCAGATAGGTGAAAGCTTTAAGTGGCTAGCCCCTATCGCAGATTATGATTATAACTCAGACGGTAATATCTCCAATGCAGTAGGAGGTACAACAGTTAATCTGAGTGTTCCTACTGGGGTTAGGGTTATCTCCCGTATCCTTGCTAAGAAGAACGGTAACAATAACAACACAGGTATATTCCTATACTCCACTGAAGATGATGAGCCTACAGTAGCAGCTCCTGCAGCAGGTACGAGCTTACACCAACTGGGTAGTGGTTCTGCTGAGGATTTTGCATTATCGCAAGAGATGCAGGTCTTTACAGATTCTTCTAGCAATATCAAAGCTAAGTCGAATTCTACAGGCGGAGAGTTAGTAGTTTATACCTTAGGTTGGAGTGACAATTACGATGAGTAAATTTAGAGATAGGCAGGGCAGACTCATAACTAATGGGCTGTTCGAAGAAACAGCAGTTAACAAAGAGTATGTCCAGTATTCTCTAGAAGAGCTTAGATCGGAATACATTGAAATGAGAGACCCCACTGGGTATAAGTTCTCTCAAGAATTTCTAGAGAACTACCAACATTGGAAAGCTCTAAAAGATTCGGTAGCCCTCGCCCCTATAATTGCAGATTGGGAGGAGGAACTCGAAGTGGCAATCAGGTGTCAAGAGATCGAACGCATTGGAGAGATAGCAAAAACTGGACACTTCCAAGCTAGTAAATTTCTTACTGATCGTGGCTGGGAAAAGAGGAAACCTGGCAAGCCGAGTAAAGAAGAGGTTCAAAGAGAGACTAGGGTACAGTCTAAGATGGCTGACGCTTTCTCTGCAGATATAAAACGGATCAAGCGAGACTGATATGGATTGGCGTAAAGAAGCAGAAAAGAAATTGGAGAGAATGCCTGAGGAAGCTAAAGCCCTCAGACAAGAAGCCATAGATGATCTGTGGGTTTACGCTCAGTTAGTTAACCCTGGGTACATGTACGGGGAAATCCATAAAGAGATTTTTAGATGGATGATGGACTATACTCTATATGGTTCATCTAATTCTATATCTGACAACAAATTAATCATGCTACCTCGTGCTCACTTAAAGAGTCACATGGTAGCTACATGGACTTCATGGATCATCGTAAGGCATCCTGAAGTTACCATTCTGTATTTATCAGCAACAGCTGAACTTGCAGAGACACAGCTTTACGCTATTAAGAACATACTAGAGAGTTCGGTATTCCAGAAGTACTTCCCTGACTATATACACCCAGCAGAGGGTAAGAGGGAGATGTGGAACAACCGTAAGATCAGTATTGACCATCTGCAAAGAGATAGTGAGGGTGTACGAGATCCTACCATTTCTACAGCAGGTTTGACAACCAACACCACTGGCTGGCACGCTGATGTTATTCTTTCCGATGACGTAGTTATCCCAGAGAATGCATACACAGAGGACGGTCGAGAGAGTGTACGTAAGAAAGTTTCGCAATTCACTTCGATTAGGAACCCAGGTGGTTTCACGATGGCTTGTGGTACTCGTTATCATCCTAGTGATATTTACGATACTTGGAAAGCCCAAGAGTACGATGTGTATGATGACGAGGGTGACTTGGTTGACAAGCTACCAGTATGGTCAGTTAAAGAACACGTAGTTGAGACTGATGACATCTTCCTGTGGCCTAGAGAGGTAAGGGACGATGGTAAAGCATTTGGATTTGATAAGAACGTATTATCCCGTATTCGAGCTGAGTATGAGGATAGGGTGCAGTTCTACGCACAGTACTACAATGATCCGAATGACCCAGGCTCAAACAGAATTACTCGTGACCGTTTCCAATACATAGACCCTAAGACTCTTATATTTGAGGGCGGTGTTTGGAAGGTCGGGCGTAAGGCCCTTAACATCTATGCAGCTATTGATTTCGCTTTCACAATGAATAAGAAGAGCGACTTTACTGCTATTGTTGTTATTGGTATGTGCCCAGAAGGTTACATCTATATCTTGGATATAGACCGATTTAAGACAGACAAGATTAGTATCATGTTCGACCATGTAACTGATCTTCATGTCAAGTGGCAGTTCAGAAAGCTCAGGGCAGAAGTTACAGCTGCTCAGAGTATGATTGCACAAGATCTTAAAGATCGAATCAGGAAAGAGGGATTATCCCTCAGTATTGATGAACATAAACCAAATAGGCATCAGGGTACAAAGGAAGAGCGTATAGCCGCTATCCTAGAACCTAGGTACGATAACTTATCAATGTTCCATATGAGAGGCGGCTATACTGCTGCTCTAGAGGAAGAATTGATTCTAGCTCGTCCTAAGCATGATGACCTTAAAGACGCTCTAGCAAGTGCTGTAGAGATAGCTAGGCCTCCTAGGAGAGCTAGACAAGACTCTGGGCAGAAGAAGGTAGTCTTCAATAGACGCTTTGGCGGAGTAGCATACAGAGGTAAATAATGGCAGGTTCAGTAGCAGACCTTGAAGCAAAATTTGGTGACGTAGTTGATAACGTAGGTCAGAATGTAGCGTACCTATGGGATCACTGGAATCGACTACGTAGACCTAAGATTGAAGAGTGGAAGGAAGTGAGGAATTACATCTTCGCTACTGATACTCGTACAACCAGTAATGACGAGCTGGGATGGAAGAACAGCACAACCCTTCCCAAGCTTTGTCAGATTCGTGACAACCTACATGCTAACTATCTCAGCACCTTGTTCCCTAATAGGAACTGGTTGATCTGGGAAGGCAGTACAGACGAAGATGACGCTAAGGCAGCAATGATCGAAGGTTTTATGAAAGACCTTACAGAGAAGTGCGACTTACGTAAAGTAGTAAGTCAGTTGCTCCTAGACTACATCGACTATGGTAACTGCTTTGCAACTGTAGAGTATGTCAGAGAAAGATTTGAAGATCCAGATGGTAACGTAACGGTGGGGTATGAAGGCCCAGTACCTATTCGTATAAGCCCTCTGGATATTGTGTTTAACCCAACAGCTAGGACTTTCGAAGAGTCTCCTAAGATCTTAAGAAGCATTAAGAGTATGGGTGAGCTTGAGAAGATGTCTAGACTGCCTCGTAAAGAACACTGGAGAGCAGCACTAGATAAGTCTAATCATATTCGTAAACAAGCTGGGTTATACACTGTAGATGATTACCATAAAGCTCTGGGTTTCCAATTAGATGGTTTCTCAGACTTACGTGAGTATTACGGCTCAAACTATGTTGAGGTGTTGGAGTTCTATGGGGACTACCAAGATCCAGATACAGGTGAGTTAACTGAGAATGCTCATATCGTTGTAATCGACAGATCCATCACTGTGAAGCTTGATAAGAACTCTTCATGGGTTGGTAATGGCAATTTCCATCATGGTGGCTGGAGAAAACGTCCAGACAACCTATATGCAATGGGGCCATTAGATAATCTAGTCGGTATGCAGTATCGTATAGATCATCTAGAGAATCTGGCAGCAGATGCCCACGACTTATCCATTCATCCACCATTGGTGATTTACGGGGATGTGGAGGAGTTTGAATACGGTCCAGGCTGTGAGATTTCAATCCCAGGTAATGATGGTAAGGTAGAAGAGCTGGGTAAGAACCTAGGTAATATCACTTCTGCTGAAAATAAGATCGCAATCCTCGAAGCCAAGATGGAAGAGTTTGCAGGGTCGCCTAAGAACACAATGGGAGTTAGAACCCCTGGTGAGAAGACAGCCTTTGAGGTACAGACGCTCGAAGCAGCGTCAGGCCGCATCTTCCAAGAGAAGATCACAAACTTTGAAATCGAAGTCTTAGAACCATTACTGAATCACTTGCTAGCAGTAGCTAGACAAGACTTGACTGGTTTAGGTATGACAAGAATCCACGATAACCAATTCGACTTGGACTTGTTCCACGAACTTACACCATCGGATGTAAACGGTAACGGATCTCTTAGACCAAGAGGTGCTAGACATTTTGGAGAACAAGCTATCCTGATCCAGAATGTAAACCAAACTCTGAATGGCCCAATGGGTCAATTCTTACAACCTCATCTGAGCACTAGCAATCTTGCTAAGATGATTGAGAAGTTATTCGGTATTGAAGACTTCCAGTTGTTCCGTAAGGATCAGGGTATTGTAGAATCTTCAGACCAAAACGAGCTAGCTACTAGTTTGAGCATGGGAGCTGAAGAGAGATTAGCAACTCCAATCGAGGGATTAGACGAAGAGGGAATATAATGCTTAGGCTATGGACTAGTCATCGCAAGACTAAGGAAGACAAGGAAGAATTTAAACAGAGGGTACTCGAATGTCAGGACGTAATGGAACGACTGCAGGGTATCTGTAAAGAGAAAATAGAAAGCTCTAATAAGGGTATGCGAAAGTCAACCAACCTTTTCGACCCTTCGTGGACGCACTACGTAGCCGGTGAATTAGGCTACCAACGTGCATTAGAGGAACTTATAGAGCTAACAGAGGTAACAAAAGATGCCTGATACTTTATTTAACCAAAATGAAGATCCATCACAAAATCAAGGTGGTGAACCAACACCACAACAATCCGCTGCTCCACAACCACAAGAGCCAGCACCAGCCCCTGCACCTGGCCCAGACTATGGTTCGCTATTATCTGGCATTCAGAATGACAAGGGCAATCAGAAGTTCAACTCAGTTGAAGGTTTAGTCGATGGCTATAACCATTCCCAAGAGTATATTGCTCAACTACAAGCACAGCTTGCAGAGGCGAAGAAACTGGAAGATCTTCTAACCCCTCAACAAAAAGACGATCCTGAACCAGAGCCACAGGCTCCTGCTCAGCCTTCGATATCTTTAGAGGACGTAGATTCTTTCTTAACTAAGAGAGAAGCTGCACAAGTCAGTCGAGCTAATCGAGGCGTAGTACGAGATGCCTTAGTAGAGGCTTATGGTGCTGACTATGACGATAAGTTAATTGAGAAATGTAAAGAGGCTGGTATCTCAGGAGCCATTGCAGACCGCATGGCTGGTGAATCCCCTGAAGCATTACTTAAACTTATTGATGTTAAAAAAGCAGATCCAGCACCTGAAGTCCCCAAGGGCGGTGGTGTCAATACTGATGGTTTCCAACAGCAACAAAACAGTGACCCTTCTAAGGGTAGTGCAATGAGGATTAGGAATCAGAAAGACCTAACTTCAGCGTTCAAGGCTTCAGCTGAAAGAACCAATCAGAGGTTGAAGGATCAAGGTTATATTTAAACTAAACGGAGAGTAGCGACTAATGGCTATTACAAGTGTAAGTAATACTGCGTTTATCGAAGCGGAACAGTATTCAGACTTTATACTGGAAAACATGCATGATGGCTTGCTTCCAGGCGATTTCTATCGTGACGTATCGGACTTCGGTTCAGGTACAACCCTAAACATCAAAACAATCGGTGAAGCGCAAATTCAGGATGTAACTGAAGACACGCCACTGAAATACAGCCCTATCGAGACTGGTACAGTACAGCTGACCATCACTGAGTACGTTGGTGATGCATGGTATGTTACTGACAAGATGCGTCAAGATGGTTCACAAATCGAAGCTCTTACTGCAGTACGTGGTAAAGAAGCGGTTCGTGCTATCCAAGAGCATTTTGAGTCTGAGTTCTTGAAGACATGTAACAGCGCTCAAACAAACTCTGATGATAACTCGATCAATGGCTTTGCCCACCGTGTTGTATCAGCAGAAGCGAACAACGTTGTAACTGCACAGCACTTCATTGACTTGAAACTTGCATTCGACAAGGCTGAAGTTCCTTCAAACGGTCGTATCGCGATTGTTGACCCTGTAGTTGAAGCTACATTGAATGGCCTAATACAGGTTACTTCAAACAACTTCGACCATAACCCAACATGGCAGATGATCCACCAAAACGGTTTAGAGCGCGATCACAAGTTCGTAATCAACTGGTTCGGTTGGGACATTATGACATCTAACCGCTTGCACAAAGCAACTGGCCTATCAGACGGTACTACTACTGTTACTGGTACTGGTGTTGCTAACGTGTTCATGTGTGTAGCAGATGACCAATGTAAGCCAATCATGGCTGCTTGGAGACAAATGCCACGAGTAGAAGGTGAGCGTAACAAAGATATGCAACGTGATGAGTATGTGAATACTGCTCGTTGGGGTATCGGTGCTCAGCGTAAGGATACTCTTGCTATCCTCGTAACTTCTGCAACAAGCTACTAATAGAGAGGTAATATAGATTATGTCTACATATGAATCAGATCCAGCAGGTCTAGGTGTTGGTAAGCGCTACGGTGCTTTGGAACCAGGTGGTATCGCGTCACAAATCGGTGGCGTTGATGCTTCTAGACAAGCTGTTTTCGTAACAAAGTACGGCGAAGACGATGGTATTGATAACCGCAATGGCGTTTACATTCCAGCGAATGCTCGTATTACAAAGGTAGAGCACAATGTTCTAGTTGCTTATGACGGTACAACTCCTACAGTTGACGTACTACTTGATGGTACCACTGTATTGAGTGCTGCTCATGCAATTGCAACAATTGGTTATACTGATGACGCACTCACTGCAACAGTTGCTAACCTTTTGGTTGGTTCAACTGCTGAAGAGTTGAAGATCAACATCGATGATGGTGGTGATTCAACTGAAGGTGAAGTGGTAATCACTGTAACATACACTACCGCTTAATCATAAGGGGGCCTAGTTGCCCCCTTTCTTTTCTCTGTCGGAGCTATAAATGGCAACTAAACAACATTCAGATATTGTAGATCCTAATATCCACGAACCTAAAGGCGTTGCTTCAGCAGCAGAGGGAACGGTTTACTTAGCGAACGGTACAGGTTCAGGCAGCTGGTCAAGCTTGCCAGGGGTCGGTACTAACATAGTTACAGTTAATGATGCTCAAGATTTCCCAAATCCCGTGTCAGGGGTTATTACATTAGCTGCAGGAATTACTTATGAGATACACGGTAATATCAATATTGGTACCGACCGGATAGTATTCTCAGCAGGTTCAGCCATTGTGGGCACGAACCGATTTACAGATTTTATAACATATACGGGTACAGGTACGCTATTCACAGCCGCATCTGTAACACACAAGATTGAAGAGATTGGTATCATAGCAGCATTGGGGACAGTATTCTCCCTTACATCTTCTAATACCAATACAGCAGTTTATACTAACTCCTACATTGTAACATGTGCTAATGTAGGCTCATTAAGTGGGTGGGGGATAGCTGTATTCAGATCGTTCTCTGTAGTAGCTTGTTCAGGAACAGGCTTAACCTTTTCAGGCACACAGACAGCGTTCAACATGGATAA